ACGCGTGGCTTGATGGATATGTTCAAGCAGTATGAACGCGCCAACGGATTCTTGCCGCTGAATGTTCAGAGCGCAGTCGCGTTCGGGTAATCATGGCAACAGTCCTTCCGTGGGGAGAAACGCTGACAGTTCTGATGGAACTCGGATTCCCCGTGAATCCGTTCACCCTGGATGACCCTTCCCTCGGCGTTCTTGACTCAAACTATTTGGATGGCACTCTGCTTGGTGATGATGTCGCGTCATACACGAAGCAAGTGGTGGTGAACCGCGGTAGGCAAGACCAACTATCGGTGTTCTCCGCTGGTAACGCCTCAATCACTTTGCTGAACAATGACCGTCGCTTTGACCCAACGAACGAAGATTCTCCCTATTGGGATAGCACCCTGGGGCAATCTGGCGTTACACCACGCAGAAAGGTGACCGTGCTGGTTGGCGGCGAAGCCATCTTCACGGGAAGAATCACCGATATTGACTTGTCTTACGCGACAGGTAAATCTACCGATATCTCGGAAGTGGTAATCAACGCCGCAGATGACTTCGTGCTGTTGGCCAACGCATACACAACCGCAGATACGACACCGACGCCTGAACTGTCTGGTGCGCGCCTGAACTATCTGCTCGCCCTACCTGAAGTGGGTTATACGGGAAGCACCGACATTGACGCTGGTACGGCCACCCTGGGCGCTTACCAGATTGACGCCAACACGAATGTCTTGACCTACGCGCAATCCATTTCAACATCGGAACAAGGCGCGTTCTTCGTGGCTCGCGACGGAACACTTACCTTCACAGACCGTACCTCCGCCGTGTTCGCCGCATCCGTTGGCTCATTCTCAGATGATGAAGGCATCGGCATCAAGTACCAGGAACTCGGCATCATGTACGGCCAAGAGTTCCTATACAACAAAGTGGTTGCTACTCGTGAAACGGGAACGCCACAAACTTCCAATGACGCGACCAGCCAGGCGGAATACGGCATCAGCACCCTGAGCCTCAGCAACCTGCTACTCGCGGATGACACCGCCGCACAAACCCTGGCGGATGACCTACTGAACCTCTACGCCCAGCCTGCCTACCGCTTTGACAACATGGCACTCCTGGTCTCCTCGTTCACTTCTGGTGACAGATTGACTTGTAACCAACTTGAACTCGGTGACACCATCACCGTTGAACGCAACTATCAGACGGGAACACCTTCAACCGTAAGCAAATATCAAAGCGTAGAACGCCTACGCCATGTGATTACCCCTTCCTCGCATCGCCTTGAAATCGCTATGGCCGACGCCTACATCCTGAATCCGTTCATCCTGGACGATGTCCTATTCGGCGTGATGGATGCCGACAACGCGCTCACTTAGTTGCTAGGATACGGATAACTATGGCTGGTGCTGGCGCGAAACTCTTTACCTCGGGTGCGGTTCTAACTGCCGCACAAGTGAACACCTATCTCATGGACCAATCCGTGATGAGGTTCGCTGATGAAGCCGCCCGTACAGCCGCGTTCGGTGGCACGGGGGAACCAGTGCTCGCGGAAGGCATGATGTCGTACCTCATGGATGTGAACCAGGTTCAGGTCTATGACGGCTCAGCGTGGAAGGCCATCGGCGGCGGCGCTGATGTGCTTCAAGTTCAAGTGTTCAGTTAGAAAGGACACCAGAAATGGCAACATACACGAAGAAGAAACTGTCAGGTTCTACTGATGGCATGGCTATCAAAGTGACAGGTACAAGCACAGCGGCAACCGTTACGGTGCATACTGCTGTTGCTGGTACGACTGTCGGCACGTTTGATGAGATTTGGGTTTATGCGAACAACACTTCGAGTTCATCTGTGAAACTGACGATTGAGTGGGGTACTGCTACTGCGGCTGATGGGAACATTGAGTTGACGGTGTTGCCGGAGGCTGGTTTGGTGACGGTGATTCCTGGTTTGATTTTGCAGAACGCGAAGGTCGTGAAGGCGTTTGCTGCGACGGCTGATGTGATTTTGCTGACTGGGTTTGTCAACGCGATTGAGGCGTAACTGATGGCTACTGCTCGCCGTCAACTTGGGTATGTGTCATCGCAGTCGTCGCAGGTTGTGCCGACGATGGCTTTCCTGAGTGTTGAGTATTTGCTTGTCGGCGGCGGCGGTGCTGGTGGCTGCTTCACTCGTTTCGGTGCGTTTGCTAGTGGTGGCGGCGGTGGCGGCGGATTCGTCACAGGCACAGCCATCATCGGCAAGACCACCTACACCGTAAAGGTCGGTGCAGGTGGTGCGGTGCCTGCTTCAACCGACATAGGAACAGGTAATCCTGGCACGGCTAGTTCGTTTATTAGTAGCGCAAATGGCGGCGGCGGCGGCGGCTATGCATCTGCTGGGGGTCTTGGTGGTTCTGGCGGTGGTGCTGGTGGCGAAAGCAGAAGTGGTGGTTCTGGCATAAGCGGTGAAGGCAACAATGGTGGAGCCACGACTGGCAGTGTGCAAACTAACGGCGGTGGCGGCGGTGGTGCTGGTGGAACAGGAAGCAACGGTTCTGGCACGACAGGTGGCGCAGGTGGTGCGGCTTCAACAAATAACTACACAGGTAGCACCATTTCTTACTCTGGTGGCGGTGGTGGCGGTGGAAGTTCGGCTGGCGGTACGGGCGGAACTAATGCAGGGAATGGCGGCGTCAGTTCTGGAACTAATGGAACTGCTAACCGTGGTGGTGGTGGTGGTGGTGCTTACAGCACAACAAGCCAAGGTGCTGGCGGCTCAGGTCGTGTCGTCGTTCGTTGGCTTACTGCACAGGCAACAGGATTAGGTCTTACCTTCTCAACGACAGGTACGACGACTACGGGAACTGACGGTTCTTACACTTGGTATGCGTGGGATTCCACAGGAACTTTGGCGGTCTCGTAATGGCACACTTCGCAAAAGTAGAAAACGGTATCGTTCGTGAAGTCATCGTTGTGGGTAATGATGATGCGCCGACAGAAGCCGCAGGCAAAGCGTTCATCGCAAGTATCGGTCTTGCTGGTGAATGGGTGCAAACTTCGTACAATGCGAATCCGATTGAAGGTGCTGACCGTGGGAAGTTTGCTGGTATTGGTGATGTGTGGGATGGTTCTAAGTTTGTTAGTGAGGTAGCAGAGTGACTCGTTCATACATGGGCTATGTCTCATCGCAGACAACTAGCACTTTGCCGTTGATGGCTTACGGTACTGCGACAGGTGGTACGAGTTCGACGATTACGGTTGGTGGTGAGTCGTACACGCTGCTGACTTTCTCATCTTCTTCAACGCTGACGGTGACGAAGGCTGGTTTGTTTGATGTCTTGATTGTTGGTGGTGGTGGTGCCGCAGGAATCGCCCTATCTGGAATCTATTCTGGTGGTGGTGGGGCTGGTGGCGTTCTTGAAACTACGACTTATTTCAGCACAAATCAGACGGTGACGATTGGTGGAGGAGGCGCAGCCACTGGAGGATTTCCGACTGGTGGAACATTCTGGCAAGGACAAATGGGCAACTTGTCAAGAATTGGAACTACGTCTCAATCTTTGATTGGCTCTGGCGGTGGTCGTGGCGGTGGAGCCAGAGGAGACAGTTCAGGAGACGCTGCTTCTGCACAATCGGGCGGATGTGGTGGTGGCGGAATGTCTGGGTCATACTCAGGCACTTTCCAATTCACGGCTGGAGGCATCGGTTTCCAAGGCGGAAACGGAGGCTACGCAAACACCAGTGGCGGCGTACAGTGCGGTGGCGGTGGTGGTGGTGGTTCGGGAGCAAACGGACAGAACGCAGACATCTCTGCCAATCAAGGTGGTAACGGTGGCATTGGTTACGATGCTTCGGCGTTTCGTGGGGAAGCCGCTACTACTACCTATTACGCAGGTGGCGGTGGCGGTGGAGGAACATCAGGCGGGACTGGAGGCTCGGGCGGAGGAGGAACTCGTGGTAACGCAGGCTCAGCCAATACGGGCGGCGGTGGCGGTGGCAATACAAGCACTGGTGGCACCGTGTATGCAGGCGGCTCGGGAATCATTCTCGTAAGATTCAAGGTCTAATTATGGCTCATTTTGCTGAAATCAAAGATGGCGCAGTTCAGCGTGTCATCGTCGTATCCAACGACGACTGCGGTGGTGGCGACTTCCCTGCCAGCGAATCCATTGGTCAGGCGTTCATTGCATCACTCGGTCTTGCTGGTGAATGGAAGCAGACAAGTTATTCGGGTTCGTTTCGTTCCAAATACGCTGGCATCGGTGACATCTATGATGCGGTGAACGATGTATTCGTTGCACCTGTTACCGAAGTAGCCGAATAACTACCAGAGTAGGAAGTGAAGCGAAGCGGCCTGGTCGCGCTGTTCACAGCAGTATCGTTTAGCCTGTTCGCACCTGGCGCGAAGGCGCAGACGCTTGAATGTCGGCGTGTTGAAACTGAACCGCCTTGGGAATGGGCTTACTTATGTAAGGCTGATTGGGATGATGGTTCACGGATTACTGATGAGCAACGGAAGACGGTGAACGCGGTAGTAGTCACGACCTTCGTTATTCCGTTATCCTCTCGGCGTAGATGAAATGGCGTGACTATCTTCTTGAGAATGTTTGGGTGTGGGCTGGGACTGGCCTCGTCCTATTGACTTTGACGGGTACGACCCTGATTCAGGCGATAGTTCTCACATCGTTAGCAGTCCTGTTACACTTGTTCTTGGCGAGCGTGGCAGGAGGCGAAAGTGATGACTAACGATATGGGTATCAAGCAGAATACGACGATTGCGAAGTTCTTTGATATCGGCCAAAGGCTGTTCAGCCTGTTCCTGGCCACCGCGTTGCCAGCGATTACCACGGGTGCGGTTATTGGGGTGTCTGTGGCGAAGTCGGCAATCATGGCTGGCGCGATGGCGGTAATCGGCGTGGTTCAGAAACTTGCGGCGGCCTCCGTTGATGGCAATCTGTCTAGCGATGAAATCAAGGATGCCTTCTCCGCGACACCAAGCAAGAAGAAGAAGTGACTCATGTTCCCCGTCAAGCCCGTAGTGCTTCCAGCGGATTTGCGTGGGGTGACACCAGGAGCGTTACCACCTGCGTTGCTGGTTGAGGTAAAGCCTTACGGGTGGCTTCACCACCTGGCCGCTGACGCGTATCATGCGTTGCGTTCTGCGGCGGTGACTGACGGAATCAAGCCGTTCAAGCCGACTTCTGCTGGTGATACTTATCGTTCGTTGGAGATGCAACGCGCTGGGTTCATGTCGCGTTACCAGAAACAGCCCATCCCTGGCGCTTCTACGCGTACCTGGAACGGTGAAACCTGGTACCTGAAGAAGGGTATGGCTCCGATGGCGGTGCCTGGTTCTAGTAATCACAACCTCGGTATCGCGGTGGATATTTGGACTGCGTCAGGTGCGCGCCTTGAGTGGATGTTGAAGAACTGCGAGAAGTTTGGTTGGTCATGGGAAGTTCAGTCTGAGCCGTGGCATATCCGTTATGTGGCTGGTGACAAGGTTCCTGCGGCGGTCAAAGCGTGGAAGGAAGCCAATGGATAACGGGGTAGCGATGGTTGTGGTGGCCACGATTACCGCTGTCGGTGGTGTTGTGGTGGCGATGGTTCATTCAGCGCGTAAGGAGAACCGTGAAGACCATGCTGTCGTCGCAGACAACCTGGTTCGTTTGACGCAGATTGCCCTGCGAACTGAAGGGAAGGTTGATACTGTGAAAGAGGAACTTCACGAACACCTTGATTGGCATAAGGGAGAAGATAGTGGGAGAACTCGGTGACCAACTGAGAAATGAAGGGATTCCACCACGCAACCTGTTTCGGGTTGATGAGATTCTGGTGGCGTTGAGCGAGGAAGATAGGAAGGATTTGCTGGCCGCTATTCAGGATGCGAGTATCAGTACCGCGGCGATAGTTCGTGTCTTGCGGCGTAATGGTCATTCTTTGAGTGAGAACGCCATCCGTAATTACCGAAGGGTGAATTATGGGTTTCGCTGAAGAGTTGGCGGCTGAGAACCAGGTGGAAGATAAGCGGTTGCGCCGTGAGCGTGACGCCGCGGTGCATCGCGCTGAGGAACTACAGAAGCAACTTACGGAAGCGAACCGTGCGCTGACGGTCATTGACCGTAGTGAACACTTGGAGTTGTCACCGCCACGCTGGTTGTCACCTGAAGTGCCGAAGAAGAAGGCGGCAACCGTAGTCGCGATGTTGTCAGACACACACTTTGATGAAGTGGTGTTGCCGGAAGAAGTGGATTTCTTGAATTGCTACAACCGTGAGATAGCGGTGAAGCGCCTGGAAGCGTGGTCGCGTGGCCTGGTGAAGATGTCGCGTCACTATCTCGCTGGGATGAAGTATGACGGTTGCGTTTTGATTCTTGGTGGTGACATTTTTTCTGGTGACATTCACGAGGAACTTGCTGAAACGAACGAGGACACGATGATTGGTTCGTTGTTGTTCTGGAGTGAGCAGATAGCGGCGGCAGTTGAGATGTTGGCCACGGAGTTCGGGAAGGTTCATGTTGCTTCGGTGGTCGGTAACCACGGGCGCACGAGTAGGAAGCCACGAATGAAACTGCGCGCCAAGACGAACTTTGATTGGCTGTTGGCGAAGATGGTTCAACGCCACTTCGCGTCGGATAAGCGTGTCACATTCGTGATACCTGAAGGCGCGGACGCGTTCTTCCATGTGTATGGGCATGGGCAACTCATCACGCACGGTGACCAGGCCACAGGCGGTGCTGGGATTGGTGGTATCTATCCGCCGATTATGCGGTTGCGCGCACGGAAGGCGCAACGGTATCTCGCGACAGGCCAGAACTTCAGCACACTTTGGATGGGGCATTGGCATCAGTACCTTCCTTCACCGTCGCTGATTGTGAACGGAAGCATGAAGGGATTGGATGAGTACGCGTTCATAAATAACTTTGGCCACGAAGTGCCGCAACAGGCGATGGCCATCATTACCCCTGAACATGGCATCACGGTTCAGGCACCTATCTTCTGCCAGAACAGGAAGAAGGAAGGCTGGTAATCGTGTGTGCTTGTAAGGTGTGGCGAATCGTTACTTGCGAAAGTGAAGAAGATGATGATGACTGAGCGTTCACGGGTGCTGGTCGTGTGGCATGACGCGCATAGCCATACGGAATGGTGTGATATCACCGATATTGGTGATGAGCCGTATGTGGTGAATACGGTTGGTTGGTTGTTGCCTGACGCGAAGCCGAATCATGTGGTGGTGGCTCAGTCGGTCTCTGATGATGACAGCCTTGACAGTGTGCTTTCTATTCCCGTGGGGATGGTTCAATCTCTTACCATTCTGTGAAGCATTGTCTTCACCTGGTTTGCGGCTACACCTCTTAGTTGTTGCGCAGAATTCCTTCTCTCGCTAGATTGTCGTTGCGCGGTGTCTCCTTCTCCGCCGTGTCGGGTAGAGCCAGCCACCGTTCACCTCCTTCTCGGTGGCTGGTTCCCTGACTATTTGATGTGCGAATTATTTCTCCGATTGACGCAACCGCGTAGCACCCCTGGGGCATGATGAATGTGGCAATAACGCCACCATGAGGAGGAACCATGAAACTGATAGAGAAACCACCACACGGAAGTATGGATTGGTTATTGAAACGCCACCGTGACGAGCACGGTAATGCCGTGTTCGGCGCGTCGGAAGCGCCCGTGCTGATGGGTCAATCACCGTATATGTCGCGGCCTGAACTGTTCGCGGCGAAACTGAATGACCCACAGCCAAGCAAAGAGACAGCGGCGTTCCGTCGCGGCAACCTGATTGAACCTGTGCTGGTCGCGGAGGCTGGCGTGGTTCTTGGCGTAACCGTAAAGACACCACCGTTCATGTATCAGCAGAACTGTTTCGTTGTCACGCTGGATGGCGTGGATGATTCCTTCACGCCGAATGTGGTGATTGAAGCGAAGACCACGACGCGTTATCGGGTGCGTGACGCGGAAGACCTGCCGAACGAATGGCTTTGGCAAGGCTGGGCGCAACGCTTCGTCACGGGTGCGGAAGTGTATTTCTCCGTGCTTGATAGTGAACAGAACATCAGCGTCATCGCCTTACCTGAGAATCCTGAAGCAGTTCAGTCGTTGGTAGATGAGGCGAATCGGTTCGCTGAAGCGATTGACCAGAACAGGCCACCAGCAGACTTCGCGGATTGCGTCATTGACGCAGATACCGTCGCGAAGATTTGGCGCGCTACACCAACCGAGATTGAGATACCTGAATCTGAGATGCGTTGGCTTCAAGAGATAGTTCACGCCAAGGAACAGATTGCTGAGGGTGAAGCGTTGAAGAAACTCGCGGAAGACCATTTGGCGATGCTGTTGAAAGGCAACGAGGTAGGCACTTTCAACGGGGTGAAGGTTCTCTCGTGGAAGGAACAGGCTGGCCGTAGTTCACTTGACACGAAGGCGTTGAAGGAAGCACACCCTGATATCGCCGCCAAGTTTGAGCGCCAGGGCAAACCATTCCGCGTCATGCGTACCCACAAAGTAACAGGAGCGTTCTGATGTTGATGTTCTTTTCAATAGA